TTTGCGCATCCTGTAGTCTGTTTTGAATAACTGTTTCAAGATCAGAACGGAAACCCAGCGTTTCCTGAATACGCGCAACTGCAGTATCTCTATTCATCACGCAGCATCCTCTTCTAACCAAGGGTTAACTATCACGTCTTCCTCGTTCCAATTGTGAATTAAGTAAGTAATTGTGGCAGCACCCCCAAAAGTTATTCCACCAGAGCCCGAGAAGTCATTTGTTACAGCCGGCGGGAATGCTGATGCAGCACCCCCAAATTGTATACCACCAGTACCAACATAAACTCGAGTAAATTCTTGAGGACCTGTTCCGCCAAAGGTCAAACCACCAGTTTGTGCAGGTACTATTAGGGTAAACCCGACTGCGGCAACACCGCCAAAGGTAAGGCCACCCTCACCAGTTTCAGCTTTAGCAAACAATGGAGAAGCAGTGCCGCCAAAAGTTAACCCACCTGATCCACTATATGCATAAACATTAAAGGTTTGAACATCCGCAGCCCCACCAAAGACAATACCACCTGCACCCGCAATGATCTTAGTTACTTCAAGTGGGGCAGTGCCACCAAAGGTTAAGCCAGCAGTCTGCGTTTGTTGACTTTTAGTATGTTCAAGCGCAGCAGATCCACCAAAAGACAAACCCCCAGCGCTAACTTCAATCTGAGTAAATTCAAGCGCAGCCGCTCCACCAAACTGTATCCCACCTGCGCCAACAGCAATATAAAGATGTGAGTTCCATAGAGTTTCGTCATCGTTCCACGCTTGTGCATCGCTGTTCCAAGTGTTAGACATCGTTAGTTACCGATCCCGCGACAGGTATCGTGCTGCGAGAAGACCTTCACTTGAAGTCACTCGTCGAGAGTCAGGAATTTCCTCAATGCACGCAGTGTGTACTTCCTCCATAGTTTCAGGACTAAGAAACAATACCTCCTCTGTCACCCCCTCGACGTTAACGAGATGAATTTCGGTGGTATTCCCTAGGGTCACAACATTTTGCATTTGACGCCCGTCTGCAAAAATAACAGCGCCAATAGCTTCACCACTCGCTCGTCGTCCCAAGTGAATACCAACGCGGCCCTTGTACACAACCCACTGACCTTTACGAAACCTTTTCAAAACACTGCACCCTCTACGCTGCGGTGATTTGGGGGGTAATACGTATCTCATCCCCATTGTTTTCGATGGGGAATGGCGCGCTAGTGAAACGCTCTGCCCCCATGATATCCCCTGCACTCGCTCGGACATAGTAATACCCATAGATGTTCTGCAATGTCTGATCCGCCGAGGATGTGAATGTCCGCTGAGCGTATGCAATTTGTGTTGGAGCAGTGCCACTAATGGTCCACGAAGAACCAGTCAAAGTAAGGCTCGCATATCCAGTGAAAGTCGCAATGGTGTAACCACCGACCACATCACCTTCTGCCGGTGTCATGTTGTTTTGGAACAACCGCAAGGACAAATCTTGTCCTGATGCAATCTTGTTAGTATACAGTTGCAGAGCATTGCTTTCTGCACCATTCTGAATTACGATAGCCATCAGTCGTCATCCTCTTCTGCCATTTCAGTAAAGGCGTTAGATTGTTGAACGGACGCTGAGGAGATCTCAAGCCGCACGGAGCCTGGGAAGGTTTCAGCTTTTTCGCCCTCAGGACCAAACTCCGACTTGTGCGAACCTTCCAACTCCATAACCTTACCAGTCAACGTAATCGTAGCCTTCTGGCCAATCTTGAGTTTCTTAACCTCAGCATCGGTCAACTCGACTCTCGATGTTCGATGAAGTGACATAGCGACTAGTACCCCCATAGTAAACCTCTTAGGTAAGTAAATTAACCAGCCGGTTCACGATCTGTGAACCCGCCGGTTAACCTACTCTACACCTCAATTACGTTACGTTAGTAGCAGCAAAACCACGCCAAGTAGTACCATCGCAGAAGACAATGCTCGCAGAAGAAGCAGTGACTGTAGCAATCGTAGTACTGTCACCATCTTCCTTCACGACCAAATCTTCAGTACCTGATCCGTTGTTGATGATCATGAACAATAGTCCTTTGCTACTTGCCTCTGCAGGCAGAAGAACATCGACCGCAGTTCCTTCCGGGTCTAGAATTTGAACCGGCGCATCATCTACAACAAGTGTTTTTTGGGTATCACCCAACGACTCGAGGTTGAAATGCATCTTCCACTTCCTAGTGAGAAGCACATTCTCCATAAGTGCGTCAGAAATGTTGGAAACAGACATACTGTATTCCTCCTACGGGGTAATGTTGGCAAGGTAACCGTTGGTCAGGCCACCAAACCGAACTTCAATGCCCATTTCGGTCATCCACTGACCACGCCGCAGATCTTCATCCTTGTTTTGGATGTTATCCATGAACTTAGTGTCACGGTTTTTCATTGGGCGATAGCGAATGGAACTAAAGTCGATGATGAAAGCTGCGTTCTGATACAGCCCATGTCGGTTCATCAACGGATGAGTCTTCAAAAGGACACGACCCTGCGGCATGATGTACTCACGGAAGTTCATCCCGAAGAGTGAAATCCTATCGCCCATATCCATACGAACGGCAGCATCCTTCTGAACCATCTTATTCAGGTTGTTCAGGAACGTGTTACCACAAAACAACATACGTGTGTCACCAGCAGGTGAGTCGAAATCGAACACCGGCGCAACCGCGTCGAGGAACAGACTCATCGTAGTCGTGCCAGAGAAGATCGTCACGTTCGAAGCTGGAATGAACTTACGCAGCCCATCCATAGTTCGCTTGGGCTTACCATTGTCGCCTGTAGTTTCCGACTTCTGGCCCCAAAGCATAGCCAGTTCAATTTGTCGCGCGTGATCGAAAGCCTTGCGGCGTCGATCGTTCTGCACAGGGTCGCCAGTACGAGTCTTGGTCTGTACTGCAGTCCCGGTGAGTTCGTAAGTCGTCTTGAAGATTTGAGTGAAGTTCGTGTACTTCGTCGGGTTACGACTGGTCGCCTTCGGCGCACCCGTACCTTCAGCATACACTGAACCAATCAAAAACAAGAAGTCGTTGTCAGAAATCGACGCAGCAGTCGTGCCTGACGCTCCACGTTTCACCGTGAAAGATGTCGCACTAATAATCGACACGACTTCCATGACTTCCTCAGACAAAGTCGCCTGATCGGTTGTCGGCTCGACAAGTAGTAGATCACCCGGCTTCAAGTGCAAAGCTTCCCCCCAAACATTTCCAGGGTTAGCTACACTGTTGTCCGCCGAGTCAACTGTAATCGTCGTGTCTCCGGCCACGAACGCCGCGTTCACCTGCAGTCGCACGATGTCCACCGGCTCGTCCCACCAACTGAACTCAGCATCGTCGACCGAGTCCTTCTGAACGCGAGAGCTTAGGGCCGTAATTGGGGTGTTCCCGTTCGGGTTACGAAACAGGATGAACTCGCGGAAATTCTTGGGCCGTTCGTCTGTGGCCCAGTCACCCGTACCGCGAAGACCAGCAATGCCTGGCATAGTCGCCTCCGTTTAGTAGTTTTGGTCCTCTGCCAAATCTTCCTCAGCAAGGACCGTAAACATATTGTCATTGGGAGTGATACCACCAGCTGCCCGGGGAGAACTCGCCGCGGCAGGCGTAAAGGCAGGAACCGCTGCTATAACAGGGGCTACGACAGCGGGAGTTGCTGCAGGCGCCACAGTCGCATTCGGATCAAAAGGCATACGAAGTGCAACTAAAACCTGGGCACCAACTTCACGAGTCATGGTGTCCACATCAGCTGTTGGGTTAATCTGCCGATAAATACTAGCCATACGAAGCACAGTCTGTCGATGCTCCGGCGTGTTCAACTGCGGCCAGATCTTATAGAACTGCCCTTCGCGCTCAGAGTTAACGTCGCGAGCACTAAGAGCACCCTGCATAAGTCCAGGGAGTTCTCTAATCATCTGGTTGCGCGAGTCAGTGACGGCATCCATGTACACACCAGCTAGAAGCCTCGGCACAATCTGTGACGGGTTTTCATCTAGCTGTTCCATCTGCTCTTCCGAGATCGAGTAGTGACCTGTAGCTAAACTATCAATCGTATTGGACCGCCAGGTGCGGTATTGATCGAGAACTTGTTCAGGCGTATACTGCGGCTCGGGTTCTTGTACAGTAGGCTCCGCAGCTGGTTGGGGCGCTACTGCTGGGGCAACAAGCGTTTGCGGTGCGGGTTCGGCCGCAACTGCTGGTGTCACCGGGACCGGTTGTGGAGTAGATGCGGATGCACCTTCCACTGTTGGCGCTGGTTCTTCCGCAGGTGCAACTGACTCTGCTGGTGCAACCGTCGGTGCGGGTTCTTCTACCTCCGGTGTACCTTCTTCAGGAACATCGTCGGTGTCATCCATATCGTCCTGTAAGAAGTCATCTAACTCACCAGACTCTCCACCCGGTGTGCTTTCAACTTCAGGAGCAGGCGTGGCTTCCGCTGTAGGTGTAGCACCCACTTCGTTCTCAGCTTCACGTAAAATCTTCGGCCACATCGTCTTCGTCCTCCGGTTGTCTATAAAGCTGGATCACAGTATCCGCGTCATCCAGCATTTGTTTGGCGAAATGCACAGCCATCATTAAGCCGACTATTTCACCCTTGGAATACTCCCGTTCATAAATTTGGTCACTTTTCTCGAGTGGAAGTAAAACCGCTGCCTTTCTGTTCTCAACTTGTTCATTGAGTTGTTTGGTTAAATACTCCCAACCTTTCGTAGCCAATAAAACTCCTATAGCTTCTTTGACTCGAATAGCATCAGGAAGTCGAGTATCTAACCCTTCTTTAAGTTTTTCTACTTCGTCCATCAGCCAGTTGGCCCTATGTTAGGAATTTGTCTGGGTTCGTTAAGGTTCGTCTCGGCCCCACCTAGCGGAACCACATTGCCGCGCTCGGCTTCGCGTGCCAGCAATTCGTCTTGACCCATTTGGACTTTAAACTGATTGATGTTTTTCAATCCAGCCAACTGGGCAACCCACGCGAAGATACGTGCTATGTCATATTGCTCTGCAACCTGCGGGTAGTTTCGCATTTGACTAAGTAATTCCTTCCACAAGTTCGCCTGTGCAAAACGATCTGCAGGAAGCGTCCCATCCACCGGAACGAAGTCATAGAAGCCGGCAATAGTCTCAGGCGAGACTTGCATAAACTGTTCGCCAGCCTCCTGCGCTAAGTCCCCAACAATACGAAACTTGCGATCGAGGTCGTAGTATTGTTGAGAATTCTGCACCATCTGAGCCGACAGTGGATGGAACCCCATAGCCGAAGCGTACTCACTAATAGTTTTTAAACGGTTGATCCCAAAAGCGCTGGCGCCTCGAACTTCAGTTGCTGTCTTTCGACCCGTGCTAGCAAGCACACCGAGTATCTGATCGTTAACACCAATGGCGCGCTGCCCGACATCAATCATAGCCTTAATGTCGTTCATGTGAGTGCCGGTTAAGTCCACGACACTTAGTTGTTTGATTGCCATAGAAGGGTCAGTGCCATAGGCTGCGGGCTTAAGCCGAATGATATTCCCTGGCAGCGGATCTTCAACGTCTTTCATAATCACGCGTGAGGGATCAACAACGAACTGATTGTTCAACGCCTTGCGAATATTGAAGAAATGAGTATTGATTAACCAGTCAATAGTTTCTTGCACAGGCCTGAGAATATCCGGTATGCCGCGGTTCGCCAGGGCGTAAGCCTCAGGCTCAAGCTCAATCACCTGCATTGGAAACTTGTTGTGCAACGCACCTAAAGGCTGCGCACCGATCACAGTCTTGAAATCACTCGTAACCGTGAACACCCACTTTTCAGGTAAATCACTCTTACCTAACTTCCACTTCGTCGGAATGAGTTCAATATAACACTCGTAGACTTTGGCAACTTCGATGGCTCTACCAGTGTCGATAAACCCTTCGAGGTTTGCGCCCCCCAGATCATCAGGTAGGACTACGGCGTTACTACCTTGCTCTCTATCACTGATCGTAGTTTGATTTGCCTCCAACTTGTCCAGGTTCATGTATAAGCCAGACTCGGCTCGTCGCAACACATTGTTCCAACCGATCTCATTGTAAACGCCTACGAACTCACCGTCTTGGAACTTGTGCAGCGGCACACGCGGGTCTGGAAACCAGTCCAACGGACGAATATTATACAAACGGTTCCCATGATAACCTGGGACCTTAATGGTTGTGCGCCGCTTAACTGTTTTACCAGGGAGTTCAATCCCAGCAAAAGTCTTCGGCACTTCAGAAATTTGACTAATTATCTCGTCACGCTCTTCCCAGAAATTTCCAAGAACTCCAATACCATACTTACCCATGTCCATCAGCCACAAGTATAATGGAACCAACTGCCCACCAACTTGTAGTTGATAATCCATCAAGGCTTCGAGAGCTTGAATCTGCTGCACGCTTTCGCCATGCCGACCTTGGTACTGAAATACCGGCGAGCGGCCAAGGAACACCGTGGTCCAGTATGTATGCGACGCCATGAGGATGCCGTAGCTATATGGGACTGAAATAGTCGTGTACTGAGGTTTCCCATCCTCACGCGCCCGACGCTTGATCGCGTTTATGTCAGTCTCTTTAATATACGCAACAGCGGTTTCTTCGTCCTTGCGCCATTTGTCGTGCTGACCAGTAAGCCGATCTTTAGAAAACCTAATGCGGGCACGCACTTCATCGAGTATAAGTGCATGCTGTTCGCTCGTCGGCGAGATAGTGAGAGTTAAACCTGGCATTATGGACACCCGCGCTGATACGTTAAAGTTTTCATATTATCTTCCTCGTATAAGTAGGCGTCATAATCACCAGTGTCATCGTAGATTAGTTCCGAAACCTTTTGTGTTGCAACGGCCACAGCCTCGACTATATCGTCGTAAGCCACATCGGGGTACTCAGTAAATTGTTGAATGAACTCAACTTGTTCAGGCTTAACGTAGAAGTGACCTTCGGCTGTTGGGCCACTCAGCCCATCGACGATACGATCGAACTTCTTTCGTCTATCAGCAAAGTCCTCAATAACCCAATATCGCCGCTGGTTCTCCATGGCTTTCTTCAGCAACCACGAGAGAGTCTTCTGATACGCAATGGTCTCGACTACGACTTTGCGAGGGCGATACTTAAGGCAAAGTCGAAAGAACTCTGCTATAGTCCAGTTTGGTTCGTGGCCACGGTGTGCCGAATATTCGAGCAAGTAATAATCAGCGCCCCTTCGTCCCACGACTGCCAAGCACTCATAATCCTTGCCCCGAAGCCCCTTGGAAATCTGGAGGTCTGTAGGTGGCGGAACGGGGTCGATCGCAAGGACAGTGGTAAGACCCTCGGGTTCAAGATCGTAGTATTTAAGCCATTCAGGTCGAAACGCACTCGTCTCGGGCGATATGATCCTGCATTCTTTCTCTCGCATCCAAAGTGACACTTTGTTGCGTGCAAAGCTGGCTTCCTTTTCCTTACGAAGTTCAGCTGAAGTCCATCGTGATGGCCAAACCGACTCTTGTTGTTCAGTCGGAAAGTCTTTCGTTTCCTCAGTCCAACAACCAAACTTAGCTGATTTCCACTCAGGATCAGTTAAAGCCACTGTGCTAGCGTCTTCACGATTCAGTGGAGTCTGAAGCATTACCATTTTAGCGTCAGGTGCTTCTGACGCAGGAGCTAAACTCTCTTTCAGCGCACCGTAGATTAAGTCAGAGATTTTCTTTCGCCCATCAGGTGTAGACGAATTCTCCTCATCGATAACGTCATCAACAACAATAAGATCAGGCCTAAAATTGTCCATGTTAATACCACGCACAGACCCAGTAATCCCCATACCCACAATCCAAACAGGAAATTCGTCAGTGCCTTGCCAGATTTCCGCTTCTGTGTCTGACCACTTCTTTCCAGCTCGTAGATTGAATGTCTGAACAAACTGTTTGTTGTGTTCGATCTGCGTGCGTAACCACTTGATACTGCGAGCTGCGTGGCCTTCGGATTTGCCAATATAGAGTATGGTGTGGGCGAGTCCATAGGCTATTCTCTTTGCTGTATAGCAACGCAACAGTGTTGTCTTAGCACCACCTCGGAAGATTTGAATATTCACTAAACGAGAGTTAGGTTCTTCGAGTAAATTCCAAACTTCCCTGTGCATGTTGGGTGAACTCTGCCGAATGGCGCGAGGGAAGAACGTCCGGGAAAAGAAAATAGAGTCAACAGCACCGAGTTGTACTAACTCAGCGCTACTAACTACACCATTCTGAGGCCGAAAATTCTCTGCACGAATGTCGTCTGGCACGGCTTAACCTTAGTTTTTCCCAGTCCAAATGTGTACCCCAAACTCACCAGGGCGGATTGTAAAAGGATCTCGGATAAGTCGAAAATCCTCAGGAAACGAAGTGTGCGGATCAAACCAGCGCACGACTTCTAGTACTGCATAGTTCCATAAGTCTTTAGGGAAGATATACTCAAGGACGGGTTGATAGAGTTTACGAGTTTGATACCAAGCATTACTGGTATGACGAAGCTTAAACTCCACAATAGTAAGGAGACCCCGACGCGTATCCAGGTGAATTGCATCAGGCTGGCACCATGCTGGTACAGGGTTGTTCTGTCTGGTAAACCGTAACCAGGGAGAACGTATATAACGCCCGTCGTAGACGGACTGAAAGTGTTCTTGGGCAAGTTCTTCATAACGTTCACCAGCTCTTCGAGCGCCACGACTAAGACCTCGACGTAGGAAGTCAGGAGGAGTATAACTAAGTTTGGTATACTTAACTTGCCCTGCTGGTCTAAACCGGCGCGGGGGCGGGCAGCAAGTATTCATTAGATTGGTCCAGTTCAATCTCGGCGGTGGGTGTGGACGCGCCAGCGTTTGAGTCTTGAACCACGTCGGATCGAGTGTTTGCATCCTTCATCCTCTTGCGTGCTTCAGCTAAGTCTTCGGGATTAATGCCAATGTTCACCTGTACGTTTGTCGTATCTCCTTTCAACCCACTAGAGCCGTGGCGGAACATGCCGAGAGCTTGCAGCCCCATTTTTGCTACGTCAGACACATCAGTCATTTTTGTCATAGGTCCTGCCGCGTCAATGACGCCTTCGAGTTTACCCAGAGCCTTATCCGTCACGACTTCCAGTCGGTTGATAATTGTCTCAGAAACCTGTGTGCGGTGCTGAACCATCCGCATTTCGCGGAACTCTTTGAACGAGTCTGAGTTAGAAATTACCGACAGGTGACTTTCAGAGCAGTTCAACTCACGCGCACATTCCGCGCGGTAGAGTCCAGGATTTCTTAGCTCCCAGTCCACAATGGCTTCATACCACCAAGAAGTTTTCTTCATCTGATACTCGGCCACTGTAAGTCTCCTTAGCCGAAAGTTTCGAGTCGATCAAGCGTCAAGTCAAAGTCGTTAAGCAAGAGCTGTTGCTGTGCGAGTTGACGCTGAAAGCTACTCATAAGTCCGTAAGTCTCTGGCTCAACCGCTTCTGCGCCGAAGACCTCTTTCGAAACGTCTTCTCCTAACAGTCGAAGCGTAAGCTCATGTGCCCGTGTCACCTGAGACTTTAGCCTATCATTATTGTCGGCTAAACCCTGCGTTAAATTCTCCAACGAAGTTGGGACTTTAGCACAAGGGTTTACTTTCTGTGCCAGCTGAGAGGCAATAACAAAGTTCTGCCCATTACCTTTGTTCTTCGCCACTTTGTTCTTCATCACGTTAGTCGTTTCCCTCTACGTTAAGTTTGGCGCAACGCGCCCGCTTGACTGGATAATGAAGGCGCAAAGGGTTCGAGTCAAGGGCGGAAGCGGGTTAACCCTACGGTTAACCACTTTCGTTCTGGCTACATATATATCTCCTACGTTCTCCCCCCCTTCGTAGAACCAGTTAATTAACCCGCCGGTTTATCTTTTTCAAGCCAAAATTCTGCCTGACTCCTTTAAGGGGGACTCGACCAGTAGGGGTGGGGGTGGTGGCCGGGGCGGAGTCGGATGCGGGCGCGCCCAGACGTAGGGTGGCAACTGACGCGTGACTAACTGCAAAGGTAATCAGTAGTATGGCAATGAGTAGGGAACTACCAGTTAGTATGCGAATGGGTAGAGAACTATCAGTTAGTATGGCAATGAGTAGTAGGCAAAAAAAGAGGGGACAACCTGTCCCCCCTGAGTAGGATGCGAACGATTAAGTTGGTAGCCTAAAGGTCTTCGAAGTCCCCCAGGTCGTCTATGGTATCGGTTGTCTCAGCAACCTTCGCCAACTCCGCCGCGCGTTTCACTGCCCGTTCGGATCGTATGCGCGCAACCTCCGCCGCGACATTCGGCACGACTGCCAAGCCGGTCCGCTTTTCGGGCGTATACGCGTGAAGCTTGGCGGCCAGTTCGGCCAACTGCGCCTCGGTGGTGTACCCCTTGATTGCGGCCAAGGCTTCGACCAAGTCCGAGATCCTAGGCCCTGCTGGGAGCTTCTCAACGAACCAAGCGCCCGTGTCCCCGCGAAGAACTTCGGTGCCCTTGTCGAAGGCTTCTATCGCCTTTGCCAAATCGCCCTTCGCCTCGGCCATGAAGTCCCCGGCTTTGGCACCCATGCCATGCCATGCGAACGCCGTCATGATCGACTCATTGAACATGTCGGTGGTATACGAACGAGTAGTACCATCGGTGAACAGGAAGTCTAGGCGCGTCGTCTCGGGCGAAGCGGACCGCGTACCTTCCGGGTTCGCGTCGGTGATATACTTCCGCTTGGCGATCGACTTGCGCTTCGTCTTTTTTTCGGTTGCCATACTACTTGACTCCAATGGGCGATATGCCCGGCGCGCCGGCGGGATCGCCGAACGCAATTGGAATATGGGCCTTCCCGTGGGGAATTGCAAGGCCCCCGAGTAGTTTTGTGGCCACATTCTGATTTTCTTCGCCTACTGTGGCATTTTCACCACACCTTCCACCACACCTTATATTTGCGGGCGCGCAGGCGCGCGTGGGCGCGTCAGTTCAAACCTTGAGACATTGGCGGGTTAACCGATGCCATACCTGATAGTGACCTGATCTACATTCAAAAGTACCTGCAAACTACCTGATAAAGTCTGATATGCTCATTTGCGCGCACCCCTTCCTTCCCCATATTTATAAACCCGCCTCTTAATCTACTCTTTAGTATAATTTTTTTTTTTATAGACTGAGAGAGATAGGGGCAAGGATCGACAAAGGGGGGGGGGAAGAATATCAGCATATCAGATGAAACCAGGTACTTTCTAGGTGCTTTGAAACGTATTTCAGGTAAAGATCAGGTGAGACACGGTTAACCCGGCGGTTCACGATACGCGAACCGGCTGATTAACCCACCCACTTAACCCAATAATAAACATCACAGTAAACACAAATGCACCTGCACAGGGTTGACAACATGTTTAATTTTGGTAAAATAGTCGCGTGTTGAAAAGCACAAGAAAGAACCTTATGGTCCAGTAACAACTTTTAAGAAAGATGAACCGTCATGAACGCATCTAATCTTACTTTAACTCTAACCGACGAAAACAACAACGTGATTGACAAGTGGAATACGATGCTTACTCGTGTGTACCACAAGGACGAAGAGAATGGCGAGTTAGTTATGTTCGACGAGGCCGTCTTTCTTGCCTTGTTTAAAGTCGTTCCTCCGACCGTCAAGATACAGATCGAAGACGCCATGCTGATGGCCGTTGGTAGCGACATTTAGTCTAACCTAGGGAGGATAACTAATGATCGACTTCACCAGGCCAAGCACGCACGAGGTTATGTGCGTCGCTCGCGGTCTCATCGCCGACGAAAAGAACTGGACCAAACACTCCTGGGCTCG